ATCCCTACCTTAATAGCGAACCTAATTTCTACAATAGTGACTACAATCCATTAATCAATAATATTTTAATTGATCGTTTAAGTACAATTTATCAAGATGTTGATTATTCAACAGGTATAGCTACTCCAACTAATTTTAATTTGTTAATTAGTGGAAGTGCTTTAAAAGCAGCAGTTCAAGATTCTAACTATACTTCAAAACGTGTAACTTTACCACGTTATGAAGGTGTTAAATCAACTTCCCAACATTTAAATTATTGGACCCCTGGAGATACAGGTACATACGGTAAATTACCAACTATAGAAAGTTTAAAAACTATGGTTGCTTATTGTGATGATATTGGAGGATGGCCACCTGAAAGAGAAAATGCATCTGCTGCATTTGTAAAATATTTAATTAAATCAGATGGTACGGTAATTATTCCAAACACTTCACCTAATTCACTTACTGAAAATAAAGGTACCTTTGAATCAGGTGAAAATATACTAATCCAATATTCTGGAACCGGTAATCAAGCAACTCCATTAAGAAAAGTAATTCGTGGTGGTACCCGTATTGAACCTATTTTATATACTCAATTTGGTCAAGCACCTGGTACTACTTGGAATACTACTATGAGTTTTGAAGATATAGTACCTTCTGCTACTGGGGTAAATGGTGATTATACTGCTTTATATAATAAAAATAACTCTCAACCTTTTTCCTTTACAAATAATAATACAGGTGCTACCCAAATATTATTTAATAATAAAGTTTCAGGAATAAATTTAAGTAGTAATTCTTACCCTGTTCCTTTAGGAGCTGTACAAGATGGTGTTGATTTAAATGTTCAAGTATTTTTACCTATTAAATTTCAATGGGATTCCCCAAATAATGGATCATGTACGTTTACTCCTACATTATATGTTTATAAAAACTCTACCCCTATATATAATAATACATTCCCAAACGTAACAGTAGATGATCAATCCGATATCTCAATTGTTACATATACTCTTCCATCCCCAATAACATTAAATGCAGGAACATTTGTTCAAGGAGATTTAATCTCAATTTATGTAAACCTAACTAGAACTAATTTTAATGGAATTGCTTCCTTAGATCTTAATTCATTCAACCAATTCAAAATAACCCAATACCCAGTATTTACACTCCCTGTAACTTCCTCAGGAACTAATTCAATTTGGAATTGGGGTAATAAAACTAATTACCCAAATATAATAACTTCATCTCAAACTACATTAACTAGTTTATTTGGTGATCCTAATGTTAAAATGACTGATATTACTGGATCTGGATTTAATTCAATTATTTTACCTTGGTCAATCCAATATGCTGATGAATTTAAATTTGAAGGTAATGAAACTTATGTTTATCAAGTAGGAAAAATATTTGCTCCTGGTGATAGTGGTTCCGGAAGAATTTTCCAAACTGGATCTATTGAAGTCCATTTTAATGCCCCTTTACCAGTATCAGCATCTAATTTTAATTTAGATCATTTTGCAATTAGAAGATATGTTGACGAAGCTTCCCAAATTTTAATTGAAGGATTTAAACCAGTTGGCTCGAGTGGACCATATATTGTAAGACCAGAATATGTAGTTCCTGAACTAAATAGAGATGTTGATGACTTTATATTAATTCTTAAGGAAAAAGGCTTGATTTAGCAATATTTATTACATATAATACACCAATAATAAAACACAATGGGATATTTAAATAACCAAGTCGTAACAGTTGATGCGATTTTAACAAATAAAGGTAGAGAACTTTTAGCAAAAAATGACGGTTCATTCCGTATTACGCAATTTGCTTTAGCAGATGATGAAATTGATTATACTTTGTATAACCCAACTCATCCATCTGGATCTTCATTTTACGGTGAAGCAATTCAAAATATGCCTCTACTTGAAGCATTTCCAATTGAAACCCAAATTATGAAGTATAAATTAGCTACTTTACCACGTGGAACAGCTAAATTACCTGTACTTGATTTAGGTTACTCTGCTATTACATTAGTTCAAGGAGCTTCACTTGCAATCACTCCTCAAACATTGAATTATCTAGGTAATACTCAAACATTTGAAACTAGCGGTTATTCAGCTACTATTTCCGATGTTCGCCTATTCAGCACATTCACTGGAATTGGAATTAATACAGAAGCAGCAACTGCCGCTAATGCAGCCGTTACTTCAACTACTACACTTGGAACAAATGTATCAACAACAGTAATTGGTTCACAAATTAATTTACGTGCAACTACAATTAACACATTATTCGGTACAAATACACAATTGTCTGCTACATTAACAGTTGTAGGTTTAGATAGTGGTGCTCGTTTAACAATCCCTGTAACAATTAATAAAACTAACTAAAATATAAACCATGGCGTTTAAAAGATTTGATCCTGAAGATTTTGTAGTGAGTAGTGACTCAATCACTTCTACACTTTGGTCAACCGGAGCTCCTACATTAACTGAATTTTATACATCTTCTGTTCAAGCAGCTGGATCATCTGGAAATTATTACTTGAGTGTATACCAAACCGCATCTAACCTTTCAACAGCACAAGTACAATTTGATATTGCTTATGCTGATTCAATAGGAAGTGGTAGTGCATTATATAATACACTTGTACCACAAAATTCATATACTAAAACAATTTATGGACAATATCGTTCACTAATCTTAGAAGATGAAAATGCTAGTTTTACTTTTGGTACGGGAAATAATGTTACAACTGGATCATTCTTTTGGGTATTATCCATTGAACGTGCAAATTACAAACAATCCCTATTCCCAGGCTCATTAAATCTTCAAATTTCAGGTTCTGGAGGTATAATCAATTTAACTGATGATTCTCAAGATAATCCTGTAAGTGTATTTCTTGGCTCAACCAGAGTATACCAATTAATCTCAGGTTCAAATGGTACTGCAGGCTCACTTTCAAATAGTGGATATGTAGCTAATTCAGGTTCATACGGTTTAGTATTCCCTGATTTAGGAACTATTTTAATTAATCCATTTGCAGTATCTCAATCAATCAAATTATTTCCATCTCGTTCAAACAATTCAAATGGTTTAAATACTCAAAGATTATTTAATTCAATTGTATTAGGTGATTCATTTGCTTTAAACTCCCAAGAGACAATTACTTCAGATTATGTATTTGTTAGAGCAAGAAATAGTGAATTTAACTACTCAGAAAACCCATCATTTATTTCAGGTTCTACAGGTGAAGTAATTTATAGTAACTTTATTAATGCACCACAAGTTTATATCACAACTGTAGGAATGTATAATGATAGTAACGACTTATTAGCAGTTGCTAAAATGTCACGTCCATTATTGAAAGACTTCACAAAAGAAGCACTCGTACGAGTTAAACTAGATTTCTAAGAATGAATGAGTGTATTCAAATCATTTATAACGTCTGATGTCATTGTATCTCCTTTTGAGGTAAATAAATCATTTACCTTTAGAGGAAATGAATTAACGGCTTCAAATGTAGAAATTGATAGATATCTTGGACGTAATATTACTACACTTCCATGGGTCTCTGGTTCATATCCAACAGGACAAATTAATCCACAAAATCAAGTTTTAGTATATCGTTCAATTAGAGAACTTTATTACTCTAACTATCTTCTAAATCCAGATGGTTCCCCAGCAGCTACTGCTTCATTTAATACAGATGGAACTATAACAGGTGCTGCTTATACTCCAAATTATTACAATTACTTAACTTCTACTCTTTTAGCAGATAGATATTTTCCAACAGGATCAAATGATATAATAGGTGTTATCACTATCCCTTCAAATTTATTTGGTCAATACGTTAAACCTGGAACACTTACATTATCAAATGCATCATTTACTTTAAGTGATGATGGTGAAGGAAATGTTATATCTGGAAGTTTAAAAGTAGGGGATATAATATATGAGCATGGAATGATCATTTTAACAAGTGATGGTATTCCAAAATTAGATGGGTATGGGTTTGCTACTTATGGTACTAGTAGTTATGGTGTAGGTGATGCTTCATTTATAACTGATTTCATTACTGGATCTAATATAACATGTTCATTTTCATCTTCACTTAATATATTTGAAACACAATATAAATGTACTATGAGAGAAAATGAATTTAATTTCTCTCAAAACCCAACTCTAGTTTCTGGGAGTACAAATAGTGGAATTTTATATGGTTTTGCAACAGGTTCATATTTTTCACCTTATGTTACGACAGTAGGATTATATGATAATAGTTATAACTTGTTAGCGGTAGCAAAACTTGCTCAACCACTACCAACATCCGCCGTTACAGATACAACAATACTCATAAATTTAGATTTATAATTATGGCAACTTTAAATTCTTCAAATATTACAGATGGTAATACAATAGAACCAACTGATATTCTCCAACTATATGATGCATTCACTTCAGGTGGAGGTACAACAGGAGCATATAATGTTACTGTTAGTGGTAGCTTAATTGGAAATGCTTCAACATCTACATCATCATCGTATGCTCTTTCTTCTTCATTTGCTACCACAGCTTCTTATGCTGCTAATGGTGGTACATCAAACCAAATAATTCAACAACAATCAGAAAGACTTAGTGGGGGTGTTCAAGATAGTACTTTTAAATTTATTTGTGGTAGTGCTCTAGCAAGTGGTGGTGTAGCAACAACTAGTGCTTATTCACTATTAAGTGGTAAAACACTTGGTACTAATGTTTTCGTAACAGCAACTATAAATGCAAACTCAGCTACATCTGGAAATATAGTAGTTGTAAAAGCTCTTGCCGGAGGAGCACTTACTTTTAATACAGCTGGAGGAACAGGAACTGAAACAATTTTTTACCAGGCCTTTATTTTACAATAATAAATAAAATTTATGAATTGGATATATAAAAAACAAGAAATTGAGGAATTTTCTCAATTCCCAAATGACACTTTTGGATTCATTTACAAAATAACCCATTTACCTTCAGGCAAGTCCTATATTGGCAAAAAAGTACTTTACCATAACAAAAAAGTAAAGTTGACTAAAAAAGAACTTGCAATGTATGAAGGTGTAGCTGGCCGTAGAGCTTCTTACAAGATGGTAATTACTGAATCAGATTGGAAAAAATATTGGGGTTCAAACAAAACATTGCTTGAACTTAAAAAAACGGAACCATTAGAAAATTTTAAACGCGAAATTTTAATCATGTGTCCTACTAAAAAACTCTTAACGTACTATGAAACACAAACTTTGTTTGTTTATAGAGTGTTAGAGGAACCTGATCTATATTTTAATGACAACATTTTAGGCAAGTTTTTCCGAAGAGATTTTGATATCTGAAAAAGATAGTATATCTTTAAAATATGGTAAATGAGTTATTAGTTAATCTAGTCAATCGTGCTTTAGGTCCTGGTAAACGTACCGCTAGAGGAAACCAAGCATACACTTGTCCATTTTGCCATCACCACAAACCAAAACTCGAAGTCAATTTTACTGAAAATAAAGATGGAATAAACCAATGGGCTTGTTGGGCTTGCGGTAAGAAAGGTAAAACAGTTAAAAGTTTATTTAAACAAATCCAAGTTGATGCCTCTTATTTTCAAGAACTAGGTAAACTAGTTAAAAATGTTTCTACCGAAGATATAGGAGAAGTAAAACATGCTCTACTTGAGTTACCAAAGGAATTCAAAACATTTCTCAATAACAAAGATATTATAGCAAAACATGCTCTAGCTTATCTTAAAAAGAGAAATACCACCAAACAAGATATTTTAAAATATAATATTGGCTATTGCGATTCAGGCCAATTTGCTAATATGATTGTTATACCCTCGTATGATAACACCGGTAAATTAAATTATTTTACCGCGAGATCATTCGAGAAAAATCCATTCACCAAATACCGCAACCCCGAAACGTCTCGTGATATTATACCGTTTGAATTGTTTATTAACTGGGATTTGCCTATTATTATATGTGAAGGACCATTTGATGCTATGGCAATCAAACGCAACGTAATTCCACTTTTAGGTAAAAACATCCAACCTTCTTTAATGAAAAAGTTGGTAGAATCCAAAGTACAAAAAATATATATTGCATTAGACAATGATGCTATTTCAAAAGCCCTTGGTTTTTGTGAACAGCTTTTGGACATTGGTAAAGAAGTGTATTTGGTAGAACTCAAAGGAAAAGATCCTAGTGAAATGGGATTTGAAGAATTTACCAAATTAGTACAAACCGTTTCTCCTTTAACGCAATATAAGTTAATGGAGAAAAAATTATCAATTATATGAAAAAACGTAACATTAAACATGTTAACAACCGTATCCTTGAAATTTCCGAAGATGCAAAACAAATTACCCTCCCAGACTCTAGATATTATAGACGAAATGGAGAGTATTATCCTTCAATTACCCATGTCTTAAGTTGTTATCCTAAAGGAAAACATTTTGAAGAATGGCTAAAAAATATGGGCCGCTCAGCTGATTACATTGTTAGAAAAGCTGGTGAAGATGGAACTAAAGTACATGAAATGATTGAAGAATATTTAGAAGGTAAAGAAATGAACTTTTTAAATGAATCTGGTTATCCACAATATGATCCAACTGTTTGGCAAATGTTTTTACGCTTTGTTGATTTTTGGGATACCCATAAACCTGAACTAATTGACCAAGAAATTCATTTATATTCAGATGAACTTAGAGTAGCAGGTACAACTGACTTAGTTTGTAAAATTGGAAACGAACTTTGGATTATAGACCATAAAACATCTAACCATATCCAAACAACATATGAATTACAAGCAGCAGTTTATGCTCATTGTTATGCAGAATGTTTTGGTGTGGTACCTGACAAAACTGGTATCTTGTGGTTAAAATCTTCTAAACGTAAAGGTTCTAAAGATAAAATGCAAGGTAAAGGATGGGAAATGATTCTACCATCTCGTACTCAAGAGGAAAATATCGAAATTTTTAAAACAGTAAAGCGTTTATTTGATTTAGAAAATCCAAATGAAGCACCAGTATTTACTGAATTTAAAACGAGTGTTAGGAAAGAAGCATAATATGTATAAGTATGATAAGTTTGGTTCAATTATTGAAGGAAGTACAAGGCACTCCTAAAGCTATATTTTTAGCTGGTCCCGCGGGTAGTGGAAAGTCTTATATATCTTCTCAACTTATCCCAAACACATTTGAAATTATTAATTCAGATGACACATACGAGGAACTATTAAAAGCAAGTGGAATTGGTTTAAAACAAAAGGATTTTACACCTGACCAATTATCTCAAGCTTCTAAATTGCAAGCTCAAGCTAGAAAAGTTACCCAAGACAAATTAGCTAAATCTATAGAAGATAAAAATAATATTGTTATTGATGGAACTGGTGCTGCCTCTGGACCGGTCTTAAAGAAAAAACAACAACTAGAAGATTTAGGGTATGAAACATTGATGTTAATGATCTATGTTTCTCCCTTAACTTCACTTGAACGTAATCAAAAGCGTGATAGAAGTTTAATGCCTGGAATTGTATTGCGTACCTGGAGAGATGTAAATAAAAATATTGAAACATATAAACAAGCATTTGGAAGTAACTTTCTGTTAATCAACAACAACCCAGAAGATGCAAATCAAGAATTTAATATAGATTTACTTGAACCATTTCTTCAATCTTCTTCTGCTACAGGAAAACCTAAAACCCCAGAGGAACAAGCAAAATCAAATGCTGATAAAGCTCAACTAAATAAAGATATTGAATCTATGGTAAACCAATTACCTGAATTTGATTCTATAGAGACCGCAAAAAATAAAGTAAATGAATTCGTTCGTTAAATCACTCATACAACCTATTTTAGAGGTAGAAGGGCAAAATATTGCTCTAATACCTGGTGGTTTTAAACCACCAACAATAGGTCATTTTTCTTTGGTTGATGAGGTAGCTAAAAATTCAAATATAGACAAAGTAATTGTCTTAATTGGTCATAAAAATAGAGATGGTGTTTCTAAAGAGGAAAGCTTAGAAATTTGGAATCTCTATAAAAAATATCTCCCGGCTAATGTTGAAATTCAAATTTCAGATAATACTTCTCCTGTAGCTGATGTTAATTCACTTATCAAAAATAATCCACAAAACATGTACTATCCTGTAGTAGGTATTCGTGGTGAAATGGATTTAGGTGATTTAAAACGTTTTGATAGTTTAGAAGGTAAATACGAAAATTCAAAACCACTTGTTATTCGTTCGGAAGAAGGTGAAGATAGAGTAAGTGGTACAAATACACGTGCTGCTTTAATTAGTGGAAAAAAAGAACAATTTCAAACATATCTTCCAACTCAACTTACAGACGAAGAAAAAGATAAAGTTTGGTCTATTTTAACTAAAACTCCTATAGAAGAAGGTACTTGTGGGTATACTACAGATGTTACAACAGGCAAAGAATTAAATACCCCTGGTGGAATTGAAGAAATGTATGCTGAACCAAATAAATTCAGCTACCCCCCAATGATTAAGTCTCTTACAGAATATATGTTAGATAAAGGTATGAATATTCGTCCTTTACCTAAAGTAAAATTTGTAGATGATGATGCTGAAAACGCACAAAATTTCTTTGGTAAAACAGCATATTATAGCCCAATAGAAAACGTAATTGTACTTTATACAATGAATCGTCATCCAAAAGATGTTATGCGTTCATACGCGCATGAAATGATTCATCATATGCAAAACTTAGATGGTCGTTTACAAAATATTGCCACTCAAAACACAAACGAAGAAGGTGATTTGCCTGAAATCGAAAGAGAAGCCTATGAAAAAGGTAATATGACTTTCCGTAATTGGACAGATACATTGACTGAAGGTGTATTAAAAGAAGGCCGTTACGATAAAATTTCTAATACTATTTCCTCCAAAATTTTTAACCAATGGAGAGAAGATATCAACAATGGTGCTGAAGCATCTCGATTTGAAGATTCATTTATATTTGAAGATGAAGAAATTTTAATAGATGCTAACATTTCAGTAGTACCTGGTTTAGGTGAATTAAATGTAGATGGCGGTGCAGACGATACTGAAGATTATATTCAAGTACGTTTTGAAATAGATCCTGAAAAACTTCCTGAATTTTGGGAAGAAATTTCAATGAATTTAAAAGATGTAATTCGTCACGAAATTGAGCATTTAACTCATGGTGATGGGTTTATAGCTAATCCTGCTAAAACAATGGATGATGATATGTTTATTCGTCAAATGATAGACATGGAAATGCTACCAAAAGCAGATTATTTTAAACTTGAAAAAGAAATAGATGCAAATTTGCAAGGAATGTATTTTCGCGCTAAAAAAGAAAAACGTCCATTTAGAAATGTTATTAACACATATTTAGACGCTCAAGATATTACACCTGAACAAAAGGAAGAAATACTAAATCTTTGGAGACGCAGATTACCTGCCTTAAATTTGCCAAAATTCTAACTTTAAACAATGCCAAATTTATTAGATTTATACGAAGCAATTAAACCAAAGTATCTCATTTTTTGTGATATGGATGGTGTATTAGTTGACTTTGACAAAGGATACCAAGAATTAACTGGTAAAAGTACAAACCATAAAGACGTTCAAGACAAAAATAACTTCTGGAGACTATTAGATAAAAGTTTAGAGGAAAAAGGCTTAGAAGAATATGACTACTGGGTAAATTTACCATGGATGTCCGATGGAAAAACACTTTGGAACCATATCAAAGGATATAACCCATATATTCTAACAGCTCCTTCACTTGACCCAGGATCTAAAATTGCAAAACGTGAATGGGTAGAAAGAGAATTACCTGAAGCAAAAAATGTGTATTTTAGAAGAGCAGCCTTAAAACCAGAATTTTCTGGAAAAAATCGTATTTTAATAGACGATAGAGAAGATACTATTGCAGGATGGATCGCTAACGGTGGAATTGGTATCCACCATACCTCAGCAGCAAACACAATTCAACAACTAAAAGATCTAGGCATATAATGGCAGATAATGTTTTAAAAAAAGAGTTTCAAAAACGTGATGTAGAACGTTTACGCAACCTTGTAAAAGGTAAATCCGGTGACCGTACTACTATTGGCATTGGTTATAGTGGTGAAGAACAACAATCACATAAAGAAGGTGATGTTTGGGAAGAAAAAGGTAAAACTTGGACTATCCGAGATGGCATTAAAGAAAACGTTACCAAACTAGATAAAATTAAAAAAGCAGCTGTTCCATTATTTTGTCCAAAATGTAAACAAGTAATGGATAAACAGTTAGATTCATTTTATTTTAAAGCATATAACGAATGTTTAGATTGCCGAACAGTAACAGAAACACAAATGAAAATTGCTGGTACTTGGGAAGATTACACTAATAAAACATTCAATGCTGAAATAGATTTACAAATACAAGAATATAAAAATTGGTTTTCTAATATACTTTTAGATACAGCAAATGGGTTTGTTTCTGAAAATGGTGAAGTACAAAAATGGGTTGGTGGAATAGACAAAGAGCGTGCTCAACAGTCTTTAGATGATGCAATTAAATACCTAAATTCACTTAAAAAATGATGGAAACGATTATAATGATTGAAACTATAATTGTAGCGTTAATTACCGCTGTAATTGGACCTATTGCAGTAGCATGGGTTAAACTTAAATTAGAGAAAAAAGAAACCCAAACCCCTGTACGTGAGGCACTTGAAACATCTAATCTAATAGAAGATCAATTAGATGCGATTATGGAAGAACTTAATTGCGATCGCATTTGGATAGCTCAATTTCATAACGGAGGTCATTTCTATCCTACAGGCAAATCCATCCAGAAATTTTCTTTCTTCCACGAAAAAACAGCCCCAAACATTCCAAATATCCAACACACTTTCCAAAATATTCCTGTATCTCTATTCCCTAGAGTACTAGCTAAAATATACAAGGATACAGAATTAGCAATTGATGATGTTTCTTTAGCAGAAGATACTTATGGTTTAGAACATTTAACAGTTCAATTTGGTACTAAATCTATTTGTATGCTTGGTTTATATAGTTTAGATGATCATTTAATTGGCATATTAGGTATATCATTTAAAGAACCACACCACCTAGTAAGAGATGAATGGTCTTTCATTAGACAGAAGGTAGGAGTTATAGGAACACTCCTTTCCGAATATTTATACACAAATAACAAGAAGAAATAATGGATAATTTTGACTTAAAAAAATTCTTAAAGGAAAATAAAGCCCTTGAGAACCTAAACCCATCAATTAAAGCTTTAAACGAAGAAGAATCTCGTGAAGAAAGAGCTGACGTAGACAAATACGAATACGAAAAAGGTAAAAAAGCTGGCAAACGTGAAGAAATGAAAGCAAAAATCAAAGAAATGATCGTTGCTGAACTAGAACTCGATATCGATAATCCAGGCAAAGCTGATGCTGAAGTAGCAAATCTTTATGACCCAGTTTATGAAGGTGAAGATGCTGAACTAGAAGAAGCAAAGAAAAAAGATGAAGAAGTAGAAGACGTTGAAGACGTTGAAGTAACTGATACTGAAGTAGAAATGCCTGCTGAAGAAGCTCCTGCTGCTACTGGTGGTTTAGAAGATATTTCTGCTGATATGGAAGGCACAGAAGGTGACCTAATGGATCACTTAATGTCAGCATTTAAAATTGCCAAAGGAATGGGCAATGAAAAACTTGAAACACAAGTTGGAAACACACTCAAATTTTTCGTTAGCGAATATATTGGGGGTGGCGAAGGCTAATATTTAATAATCTATAATTAATAAAATCTATGAACACAACTGAACTTTTAGACGCAATCAAAGAACAAGTTGCTATTATGGAAGCTGAGCACGCTAAAACATCAAAAGCAGCTCGTGGACGTGCACGCAGTGCAGCTAATAGCATTAAAAAACTTGCAGCAGATTTCAAAAAGACATCAACTGCAGAAGACAAAGCTTAAGAATGAAACTACATGAGGCATTTTCACCAGAGGAATCTAAAAAAATCTATGACAATTTTTTGGCAATCGTAAACGATCCAAAACGTAGAGATAGATTAGTTAGAAAACATGGTAAAAATGCCGAAAATGTAGCTTACGGAACTGCTGTTAATCAAGTAAAAAGAAAAGCAGCAAACACTATTGAAGAACCACAACCACAAGAAACAATGGAAGATACTAGATTAAGAGAAATGGTTATTGATGCTTTAACTGAAAAGAAAAAATCATTTCCTGATTTGACCGGAGACGGTAAAGTAACTAGAGCAGATATCCTCAAAGCAAGAGGAGTTAAATTAGATGAAGACCTTGACCTAGGTCACCAAGATGATGAACCCCATATGCTTAAAGCAGATCTATACCGTATTGGAAAATACGCTATGGAACTTTACAAAATGGTTGATCAATTTGAAGGTGAACAAGAAGTTGATTTTCCACATTGGTGGCAGTCAAAAATTATCCAAGCTAAATCTATGCTAGTTTCAGCAAAACATTATCTTGATTTTGAAACAAAAGAACCTCAAATTGATGCTATGGTTGATGTAGCTGCTCAAGAAGATGCTATTGACGAAATGTCAAAAAAACAAATTAAAAAACGTGGTAAAATATTTGATGCTTTAAAAGCTCAAGGTATGTCTGATGAAAAAGCAGGTAAAATTGCCACTGCACAAGCACAAAAAATTAAAGAAGCTATTTTAGCTAAACTTAAAGAAAAATAATGACTCGCGAAGAACTTGTAAATAGACTTAGGGCTTTAACTAAGCAGGTGTACTCAAATATAACAGTAACACCTGAAGAAGCAGTTCAATATGATGAATTGACTAAATTTCCTGAGCTAAAAGCAGTTATCGTTGACTTACTCACCCCAGAATATGATAGCTTTGTAGCATCAATTGATTGGGTTGCCCCACGTCCTACTACATTCCGTATTAATTTACAAAATGATCAAATGTTTTATTTGATCTATGGTAAACGTAGTTGGATTGCACAAGTTGAAGGTAAAAAATATTATCTACTTAACTTACCAGAAGAAGAAAGAGCAGCTCAATCCATAGCAAATCTTTTACGCTATGGAGCTAAAGTTGAAGAAGGAGCAGCAGCTGAAGGTGGTGCCGCTGACCTAGGAGCAGAACTTCCTGGAGCAGAAACCCCACCAGCAGAAACACCAGAAGAAACACCTGAAGCATAATGGACGTTTTAGAACAATTTATACGTAGCGTATCTTATAAATTTCCAAAAGGGTATCCTGACATGAAAAATGAGCAGGATATCAATCTTCTTAGCGAAATGGTTAGTAAAATCGTTGAAGGTGAATTTCATCTTTTAGACGAAGACAAACGCCAAGATGCTGAAGAAATTATGAATATCCTTAAAAACGAATTAAATCTTGAAGATAAAGATTTTAAAATTTCGGGATATAATTTTTACATTTTAGTTCCTGGTTCTGAACGTTTATCATATGTTGATAAAATTGAGGCTATTAAACCAAAAACAGGTGTAGATATTAAATATGATCCAACACCATCAAGTTTTTCTTCCATAGGACAATTTTATTATGGTGATGTTAAATTTGGTGTTAAACCAAGTGAAAGACAAGGAACAGGATCCGCAGGTTTAGATAATGAAGATATATTCATTAATAATGTTAATACTGCCTTAGAAGACGGTCCTAAAAATGTTGTAATAACTGATGGAAAAAAATCGGTTAAATACCCAAATATTTCAAAAACAGTAGGTACCGGCCTAGAAACCTCAGACTATTCAAAATCAGATGTTGATTTTTATGATGGTGAGAAAAAAATAGGAGGTTTGTCTTTGAAAAAAGATAATGCTATATATTGGGAATCTGCTGATGTACGAT